ATGAGCGCGATCGCCTTGATATTGCCCTCCACGCCCGGAGTCTTGCCGAACTCGATCCATTCGGCACCGGTCGGCTCGCGCAGGACGAGCGTGGACCAGCTTTCGCCGCCCAGGGTGACAGGCTTGCGAAGGTCGATGACCAGCTCTTCGGGCAGGTCGGCCACGTCGTTGTTCCCAGCGTCGTTGCTCATGTGTCGGAGTCCTCAAGGTTGTTGGTGGCGCCGAAGGGCGGAAAGGTGGTGAGCTGGATGTCCGCTTCCTCGAGATCGCTGGTCTCGATTGGCGCGAAGCTCTCCGCGTCCTCGAAGAACTCGAGCTGAAGCGTGATCTGGATGGCAGCCAGGTGCATGGCGCCGCTGCTGTCGAACACGAGCTGCGAGCGGATCGACGGGAATTGCTGGATCATCCGCTCGAGCGGATAGGAATTGATGACGGCCACCTCGATCTGGCGCTTGAGCGCCCAGAGCGCGGCTTCGGCTGACGCCCTTCACCGTCCTGGTGGATGATGTCGACACGACCGGCGGCGACGTGAACGGCGGCATCTACTGCCAGGCCGAGCTGAACGGCAACGCACTGGTGCTGGGCACCGGCATCACCCTCGCCGCGGCGAAGGCCGGGCTCGAGGCGGCTGCCGGCCAGAACATCTTCATCAAGGCGCCGGTGACGGCAGCCGATCCCGCCTAAGCCCCAGCAACCCTGCCAACCCGCTGACCCGAAGCCCGCCTCGCGCGGGCTTTTACTTTGGAGCCCTACATGCCCGATGCAATCGCCTATACCACGGCCAAGCTGGTCGAGGTCGTTCCCAACCTGAAGGTCTCGCAGAACTTCCTGCTGGACCGCTTCTTCCCCGGCGTCGTCGAGGCCGATACCGAGGAGGTGCTGATCGACGTCGATGTCGGTATCCGCCGCATGGCGCCGCTCTGTTCGCCGCTTGTCGAGGGCGTGCTGGTCGAGCAGCGCAAGTACCAGACGAACAAGTTCAAGCCCCCCTACATCAAGGACAAGCGCGCGCCGGATCTGCGCAAGCCGGTGCGCCGCATGATCGGTGAGCGGGTCGGCGGCGAGCTGACCGGCGAGGAGCGCGAGCTGGCCAATCTCCAGCTCGAGATGGCCGATCAGGTCGACATGGTGAACCGCCGCCTGGAGTGGATGGCCGCCTCCGCGCTCGCGACGGGCACCGTGACGCTCGCCGGCAAGGGCTTCCCCACCACGCTGATCGATTTCGGCCGTTCCGCGTCGCTCACCGTCGCGCTGGCCAGCTCGAACAAGTGGGGCGCTACCCTCAATGCGGCCGGCCGTGACACCAACATCGTCGGCCAGCTGACCGCCTTCGCCGCACGAGTTCTGAAGGCTTCGGGCGCCAAGGTGACGGACATCGTCTTCACCAACACGCCGTATCAGCGGTTCCTCAACGCCGAAGGCGTTCAGGGGGCGATCTACTTCCCGCAGAACAGCGGGAACACGAACGTCGTCAATCCCGGCACGCAGGTCGAGCAGGGCGCGGCGTACATGGGTCGCTGGGGCCAGTTCGACCTCTGGCTCTACAACGACTGGTATGTCGATGCGTCGAACGTCGAGCAGCCGATGCTGGCCGATGGCCAGATCGTCATGTCGGGCCCGGCGCTGATGGGCACGCGCGCTTTCGGCATGATCATGGACCCGAAGTTCGCCTACAAGCCGATGCCGTACGCGCCGAAGACCTGGATCATGGACGATCCCGCGCAGCGCATCATCATGATGCAGTCCGCGCCGATCGTGATCCCGAGCCGCGTCAACGCCGCGCTCTGCGCCACGGTCTGCGACGCAGTCACCTATTGAGGTGGCTGCCCACCCCTCCTCGACAACCCGACAAAGGAAACTGACATGGCCACCACAGCCAAAGGCGACGCCGCGCCCGCGACCGGCACCTTCACCGTTGCCCCGGGGCGCACCGTCACCTTCCGGGCGACGATCGTGTCGCGGTAGCCGTTAAGCGCGCCGTCCGGCGAGGTGAGATACGGCCACCAGCCCGCCATGTGGTCGGAATAGGCGTCCGCGGCATCATAGGGGATGCCGTTGTTGCCGCCGAGACGATCGGCCCCAGCGCCGCCTCCACTCGGTTGATCGCCTCGCGCGCTTCGCGGATCGCCTTGTTGACGTGGACGACATCGTCGGGCCGGCGCATCTGCCCCTGGTGATCGATGTCGAGGCAGCTGCGGGTGAAGCTGCGTTCGGACCGGTCGTGCAGTTCGCGATAGACGTCCAGGGCTTGGCGCTGATCGGCGGTCAGGGGCGTGCTGGTCTTCGCCAGGGTCACGTAGAGCGGCTGGCGGCGATAGGCGCGCGCTTTCACCTGCCCCTCATCGACGACCGGTTCGATCGCGAAGGGGCGCTGCTTCTGCTGCTCGGGCGTCGGTTCGACGCCGGCAAATGTGGTCTTGGGCTTGGTGGCCGCGCCAGTCGCCCGGCCGCGCAATACCCGCTTCGGTTTAACCTTGGTCGCCTTGCCCATCGTAATCCTCGGAAGGTCGGTCGTTCCGACCGGATCAGGGGATTTCGTTCAATTCCGGGGGGATCGTCACTTCATTTTCCGTCCGCGGAGCAGCCCAGATGCTCGGCAGCATCCGGTCGCGTGGCTGGATCTGCACCACCTGGTCGCGAGCCTGAAGCTCGAGGAGCAGTTCGCTGGTCGAATAGTGGGAGAGCGATGCCCGGAGCAGCCGAATTCCGCGCGGCCGGCCGTCCACGAGCGTGATGTATCCGCTGCGGCATTGAGGATGCGCTGATGGCGTGCCCATCGCCAGACGCTGCGGCGTTCGCCTTCAAGTATCTTGTGGCTCGGGGCGACGGCCGGGACACCGACTGCTGGAACGACATGCTCCGCCGCGTCGCTCAATTGGCGGTGCAGGGGTACTCGGTCGTTGCGATCGCCGAGCGCATGAAGGTCGATCGTCGACCCGTCTCGGCCGTGATCCGAGCGCTCACGCTACATGGAACAGAGTTTCCCACCCATTGTCCGTGCGGGCGCTCGCGCAACCACCAGTCTCCTTGCGATCCGCGCCTCACCCGAGGCCCGCGTGGGAAAGGCGCGAAGAAGCCGAGCAAGACGCCGCCCCAGATCGATGATCTGAAGGTGCGGAAGAAGGCGCAGGCCCTGTTTCGTGCAGGAGCAAGCGTGCGCGAGATCTCCCTCAAGACGGGGCTGTCACACGCTGTTTCCACGCGTGCGGCGAATAGGTGGCGTCGCGATCTGCTGCGGGCAGATGCTCGATGCGACTGCGGGCGACCGCTGCGTCACTTTGGCCGCTGCCCCTACAATGGCCGGACCGCTCTGGGGAAGCGCTGGGATCTGCGGATCGAGCAGATGATCATGGCGGGGAACACGGTGCGCGAGATTGCGGACGATCTGTCCATCTCGGTTGCGACGGTACTGAAGCGCGCGGCCGAGCCGCGCCGAAAGCTACTCGCCAGAGGAGTCGCCTGCGCATGCGGCCGCCCGATTGGGCATCGCTATATCTGCTCCGCCAACTGGGATCGATATGGCCTCTGGCGCGGTCCTCTGCCCATTGATCCTGGGATTGCCACCGCCATCCGCAAGGCGCTGCTTGAGGGCGATCGGGTGGGAGATATCTGCGCCCGCGTTGGAATCGGCGAGCCCACGGTATCCCGGCTGCGCAGCGAAATGTCCGAAAAGGATCTCTCCCGCCGGGCCGAGCGGCTGCGCGAGCGCCGGAAGATCGACCGGCGCGACAACGCCAGGGATCTCTATCAGCGTGTGGAGCGCGCTGTTGACGGTGCCGACCCTGCCTATCGCGACGATGTCCTGGTCGACATCTACATGGCCGTCGTCGAGGGGCGGCTTGAGCCCGAGCAGATTGAGCAGGCGGCCTCACGGATGATCAGGCGGGAGTGGTGGGATCAACGTCGCGCCGCGCCAAGTGCCGACGAACTCCTGACCGAGGACGGAACCGCATCGGCAGCCCCAACACGCTGAGGCACACCATCGCAACCGAACTGCACAAGCGCGGCGTGCCGGATGCCCAGATCGACGCTGCTGCCGGCCATGTGGGCACGGGCACCAACAAGAAGAACTACCGG